ATGATACAAACGCACCTAATTCAGCAACTGAGACTTTAACTGTAAATGATAATAATGGGGTAGTTAGGGGAAAAGTAGAAGAAGGAAAGTTATACATACAAGAAACATCAGGACAAGAACAGGTTAGATATACAAAATACGAGCCTACAACACAAACAAATTATTTATATACAAATTAAAATTATGGATAGTACAAACGAATTATTAGGAGAACAATTAGGTAAAGGAGCCGTTACAATTATAGAAGATACAGATGCTATTGCAGCGGTTACTGGTGTAAGTTATTACGCAATTCATTTTCCTGTAGAAACTACAGTTGCAGCAATAACTACAGGATCTAATGTAACAGGAGCAGACGCTGATTTACATAGAACATACGCAGCAGGTACTACATTGTTTCTTAACTTTACAGCAGTTACATTATCAGGTACAGGATTAGCATTAGCTTACAAGAACGAAAGTTTATAATGAAACTAGGACTTACAAATTCTTTAGGTAGGTATTATATTAACAGTGCTTGGGATCCAAGTAACTTATCAAATTTACAAGCTTGGTTTAAAAACGATACTGATATTTTAGAGGGTGCTTCCGATCCTGTAGAGGATAATGATAATGTGGTACAGTGGTCAGACCAATCAGGTAACAATAATCATTTAACAGCGCCAAATAATTATTTTATTTATGATGCAGCTAGTGGAGGTGTAGAGAGTGAGGATTCTGATAATGATAAACTACATTTAGCAAGTCAATTAACTTTTGATGGAGAGTTTTCTATGTATATGCGTATCAAGTTTTCTACTTTTAGTGGTGGTGCTACAGATTTATTCTTTTATGATAAAGATAGTAGTTCGGAGGATTTTTTTAGAATACAGAACACAAGTGAAATAAGAGGTAAAATTAACAATAGTGCAAAAATAGGTTTTAGTACAACAATAGAAACAGGAACATATTATAACATTGGAGTAGAGAGAGCATCAGACAATAGAGTTTCTATATTTTTAAACAATTCAGGACTTACGCAAATTACTACAAGTGGATATGAAGCGGGAGCTGTTTCCGGTAATTTAGACATAGACGCTATAGGAGGTAGTTTAGATGGTATTATAAAAGAAGTTGTAATTACTAGTGGAGCATTATCTGCATCAGACAGAACAAATCTACAAGCGTACTTAAATAATATATAATGGATAAAATACTAAATATAAATCTTGAAACACAAACAGCGCCAAAAGTCATTGAAACTATTTCTAAAGACTGGATAGAATATGGTACAGAAAATTGGAACAACCTCTACCCTCAATTTTTAATTGACCTCTATTACAACAGTTCTACACATTCCGCAATTATTAACGCTACATCTGACATGATTGCAGGAGAAGGTTTAACAGTAAAAGAAAATGACAATTTACAAGCAGAAGCTGAATTAAAAAGATTTATGGCTAAAGCTAATAGTAGTGAGACGTTGCATGAAGTAGTAAAAAAGTTAGCATTTGACTACAAATTACAGGGTGGATTTGCTATTAACATTATATGGAACCAAGCACGTACAGAGGTTGCGGAGATTTATCACGTACCGGTTGAAAGATTACGAGCGGGAAAACCAAACAAATTAGGTAGAGTAGAACATTATTACGTTTGTTCTGATTGGAGTAATACTAGAAAAAACAAACCTCATAAAGTACCAGCATTTAATTTAAACGACAGAACTAGTCCTAGTCAGATACTTTATACCGGTACATATAGTCCTAATATGGACATATATTTTACACCAGATTACACTGCTTCGTGTAATTGGGCTCTTATAGATCAACGAGTAGCGGAGTTCCATTTGTCTAATATAGAGAACGGCTTCAGTGGGAGTTACTTCATTTCGTTTTCTAATGGTATACCAACCGAAGAAGAAAGGTGGCAAATTGAGAATAGTATAAAGAATAAATTTACAGGTGCAAAAGCTAGTGGTAAATTTGTACTTACGTTTTCAGACGATCAAACTAAAACACCTGTTATAACACCAATAACTGTAGCTAATGCAGACAAACAATACTTAGCTTTACAAGAACTTTTGGTTCAAAATATACTTACAGGACATCGTGTTACGTCACCGATGCTTATGGGGATTAAAAACGATACTGGACTTGGTAATAATGCAGATGAGTTAAATAGTGCATTTGAAGTGTATTTAAACACTGTAGTAAAACCTTATCAAAATACTATATTAAAATGTATCAGTAAAATATTAGATGTAAACAATATAGGACTACCATTAGAGTTTATACAGAACAAACCTATTACATCTAAATTTACTTTAGAGGACATGAAAGAGGTAATGACACAAGACGAGATTAGAGAGGAATTAGGATTACCACCATTAAACGCAGTCCAGGAAGAAGAATTTGCAAAGGTTGGTAGTATGGTAAGAGACGGAGAAGATCTACCTCTATACGATACAATAGAAGAAGCTGAAGCGGAAGCTGAAAAGATGGGGTGTAAAGGTTATCACGAACATACACTAGATGGTAAGACTTATTACATGCCATGTGAAAATCATGAGGAAACAACAGAATTAGATAAGTTTCTTGAAGAATATGGAGAGGTAATAGATGAAAACGAATGGAACTTAATATCAGATACGGAAGTAGATGAAGAACATGAGGATTTTGATTTTGAATTTGAATTAAACGATATAGCTAAGTATGAATTTGCTACAACAGGAACAGCAAGACCGAACGCAAGATCTACACAAGATGGATTAGATAGGGATTTTAATTTATACAAAGTAAGATATGAATATGCAGCGGGTAGGAATGCGGGGAATAGTAGGGAGTTTTGTAATAAAATGATGTCTTCCGGAAAGGTATATCGTAAGGAAGATATATTAATGATGAATAATTTGAAGGTTAATGCTGGTTTTGGCCCTAGGGGTGCAGATACTTATAGTATTTGGTTTTACAAGGGGGGTAAGAATTGTGGACATTTTTGGAGGAGAAAAATATACTTTTATAAATTAGGAGTAGCTACAGGAAACAAGATACAAGACGCTACAGACATTGTAGGAACAGTAGAAGCTAGATCTAGAGGATTTTATCCAAAAGCAAACGATAGTAAAGTAAATAGAATACCATATAATATGCCTAATAGAGGTGGATTAAATTAAAAACAATGAATAAAAAAGAAAAATTTTACAAGAACCTTAGTGAGTTTAACATACAGGAAAAACCTAAAGTAGAAAAGGTTGAATTTAAAGATATAAAGACTTTAGATAAATTAGAGGGTGAAGCTAAGAAAATTTTAGGTGAATTAAAAAAAGAAATGTCTAAAGAAAGAGAAGCATTTAAAAAAGGCAAAGCTTTAGAAATGAAACAAATTGATATTGAAGAAGAACTAGAACTAGCAGAAAAAAAATCAGATAAAATACTTAAAGAAGTACAAAAAGCTTACGAAGATTACGATAAAGTTTATGAAAAAATGAAAGTTATAGCAATAAAAGGAAGAAGCACAGCAGATAACTTAGAAAAAAATATAAAACTTGTAGAAAAAGCAGCTAAAGATTTAGGTGTAAATGTACCAATAGATGAATATAAAAATGTATTTAAAAATCTTTACCGAGATAGTGATATATTAAAACACAGATTAGGATAAATAGTAAAAATAAAATTAAATGTCATACATATTATTCATATCAGAAAACAAACTTAAAGATAGTACAGCTTTAGGAGGTAATGTAGACAATGAGTTTATATTACCATACTTAAAAGTTGCACAAAAAAAGTATATAGAAACAAAACTAGGAACAGATTTGTTTGTAAAGCTTCAGAGCGATATTAGCGGAAGTAGTTTATCAGGAGTTTATCAAACGCTTGTAGACGACTATATACAGGATGCGCTTGTACACTGGGCTTTTTATGAGTGTCTACCTTTTCTTAGAGTTAGAGTATCTAATAACGGAATAGGTGTTAAGACTAGTGAGAACATAGAAAGTATGAGCCAAGAGGACATGAGTAGTCTAAGAGAGGAAATTAGAAACACAGCTGAATTTTACACAGAACGTCTAATAGACTACATAAGACATAACACTTCTAGTTATCCAGAATACAATACAAATACAGGTGCAGATATTAGTCCTTCTAAAACAAATTACTACTCAGGTATGAATTTAGAAAGAGCAACAACAAAAGATAGAGGAGGTATGATTACGTTAGATGATTTTTTAACGCCTGATCTAAATCCATAATGAGAAAAAATTATAAACCAAAGGTTAAAAACGAAGTAGCCTTAAAAACATATATAAAAAGTGCCACTAAGAACAGCAACAAAGGACACCGCAGAAACAATAATAGTAAATAGTTCTGTAATAGGATTTACTACATTTGCTGAGGTTGAAATGATTTTAAAAATAATATTACTAGTGTTGACTATTGGATACACTGTTAATAGATGGTATTCACCCAATAAAAAAAATAAATAATGAAATACATTTGTAAATTTTTATATTACATATCTAATGGTAAGGTATGTTTTGGAGCATGCAATACTAATTGTAAAAAAAAATAATGACTCTTAAATACTTTAAACTTTCAGAGTTCGCCTGCCCTACATTAGAAGGTAGTGGTAATATGATGAATTATGCATTTTTAGAGAAATTAGATGACGCTCGTGGACTTGCAGAAGTTCCGTTTTTTATAACAAGCGGGTACAGAACGAAAGAATACAATGAAGATTTGATACGTAGAAACTACAAAGCAAGTAAATCAAGTAGTCATTTAAAAGGTCTTGCGGCTGATATAAAATGTAATACTAGTAGAGAAAGATGGATAATTATTAACAGCTTGATGTTAGTAGGTTTTTCAAGAATAGGTATTGCGGACACATTTATTCACGTAGATTTGGACACAGATAAAGCACAGAATGTAATTTGGACATATTAACTAAAATTTTATATATTATGGAATTATCACAAATTGATTGGACTACATTAATTTGGAGTTTAATTGCTATCTTTGAAGTAATTGTTAGATTAACACCTTCAGAGAAAGACAACTCATTACTTAACAAAGTTATTTGGTTTATAGATAAGGTTATACCTAATAGAACTAAGTAATGAGAAATAACCGATACCGGTTAAAACCTCACGAAATTGATACATTATTAAAATTGCGTAAGCAGGAAGGTTCTAATATCCTTGTCATAGGGGATTTACAT